TTTGTATCGGGCACTATTTTTTCCTCCGTACAGTTATAGTGTATTCCCTATCGGCGTTTAAGCCGGGGGGTAATTTATCAGGGTTTTCCTCAAGAAAGGTACGCATGTTAGTTTGATGGAGCCGCTTCTCTAGCAAATCCATCGCGTTATGCTCCGTAATAAACTTGTTCATACTCTCCCAATCAGAAGTCCAAAACTTAGTCTTAACTGAGCGGTAAAAAGTACCTGTTGAAGTCCGTACTGACTCTGCGCCAGTAGCAGCACAGTGTTCGTTGAGTATTTGCTTAAATCTAACCAGCTTCTCATCCAGTGCCCTGAGTTTGGTATTCATCTCCTCAGTAATTGCAGCTTTCCGATCACGGATTTTTACGCAAGCGTCAACGAGGCGGTCTAAACCTACGTCCTCAGCTTCGGTCATACATCGTTCTCCTTTATATTTTAATTAGGGGGAGTGATTATAAGCGCAGTTTTTTTACATTTCAAGCACTTCATTGTACAAATCTATTATTTCTCCATGTATATGTCTTCTTTGGTCAAGTAGTTTGTATACTCTTTTCTCCACTGCTGACCCTTGCAACTGTACGACTGTACAAGGGTGTCTTTGCCCCGCTCGATGCACCCGTGCATTAGCTTGAGCATAAGTTTCTAAGGAAGCCGTTGGACCCCACCACACGATAGTATTTGCTGCGGTTAGGGTGACACCATGTGCTGCGGCTTGCGGCTGTATTATGAGGACTCTAGGAGAGTCTGTGTCTTGGAATTCTTTGAAGAGTTGAGTGCGCTTTGAAACACTTACGTCCCCCCGGATAATCCCGTTAGATATTTTGTCCTTAAAAAGTTTCTCAGATAATATGTCAATAGCATGTTTAAACGGCACAAAGACCAACACCTTCTGACTTGCCTCGTCAATAACTTCCTTAAGTACTTTGTATCTGTTCTTTATATCAAACTCTACTGTCTCTCCACTGTCGGCATAAACTGCTCCGCAAGAGATTTGTAATAACTTGTTCATAGTTACAGCGGCGTTTGTTGCAGTAACTTGTTCACCAGCAGCCATTGTTAGCATGTGGTTGCGTATAGCTTTGTAGTATTTATTTTGTTGCGTTGTAAGTTCTATTTCACGTTTAACATACGTCATTTCTGGCAGGTCGAGGCATTGCTCCTTTGAATACCGAATGGCTGGCTGAAGGGCCGCATGTACTTTGTTTACTGCGTTATTTTTGGGGACCCATTTAAATTGCGTAATTTTGTGCATGACCATTTCACGGTAGGCAGAGAAACTACGCGGTACAGATAATGGATTAAGCATCTTTGCTAACCCGAAGGCGTCGAGGGGGGACTGAGCGGCAGGAGTACCTGTCATCATCCACACCCAAGTTTCGGGTTTTATTATTCTGTTAAGTACTTTCCAGCGTTTTGAGTTTGCATTCTTATAGTGAGTTGCCTCATCTACAATTATTAGGTCAAACCGTGCCATTTGTATGTGGTCTTCCACTATTTCAACACCGTCATAATTTATAATCACAAAATCTGCACTCCCTGAGATTATCTTACGACGTTTATCTTTTGGCCCATGCGCAATATCCACACTACGGTGCATAGCAAAAGTAAATAAATCCGCCCTCCATGCAGAGTCCATGATCGACAAGGGGCAAATAATCAAAACTTTGTTGATGACTCCTTGTTTCAATAGGAAGTCAGCAGCCCAAATAGCAGAGGCAGTTTTTCCTGTGCCTTGTTCGTTAAAACAAAATGCTTTGGTGTTTAGTGTGAGGAAAGACGAAGTAGTTTTTTGATGTTCAAAGGGTCGATAGCGTCCGGGCCAATTGTACTGCCCTAGTATGGGGGACGGTACGTCTTTCACGTTAAGGTTACGTAACACTCGTGCTTCGTCTATACCCCACTTAACTAAAACTTTGTTATCGCCAACAGCACGACTACTTGGTATGGCTGTAGTTACCTTGGATGGATTGCGTAGCTTTAGGAGCAATCCTTTGTTTTCCAGTATTCTCACGGTTCTAACCCTCTTAACTTACGTATTTCACGTTCCTCTTTTAAAGGCTTAAACCTAAAAAACTCTTTGTGTTGTGGATGTTTGGCACAAAAAGCTCGAGCGTAAAAAGCAATATGGTCATTTGATATTTTAAATTCTTTGCCTGTAGTCTCAATTGTAGTGTGCCATCTAACTCGATTCATCACTGCCCAATGAGAGTATCTGGACCTCCCCGAAGCCGTTGCTTCTAAAGAAAACTTCTGAAATGCAACCCATATACTTGGGTTCTTTTTGTGCCAAGCAAACCATTCTTTTTTTCGTTCTTGTATCTTTCCCTTCAGTATGGCTACCTTATCTTCTGTTTCCATCAGTTACCCCCTAAAGATATGTGCGTAGTTGGACTCGTTACTAACATCCCGCGCACGCGCTGTACCATCTCTAGGGGCTAACTCTTCTATGGTTAACACAGAGTCTGCGGATAGACTGGCTCCTGAAGAAGTTATGTCACCCAGAGTATGGGATATAAGCGCGTGCCCCACCTTTCGCAGTGCTGCGTCTTCATCAAGGGCAATGACTTGTGTGGCTAATCCCACTGCAAATCGAGGGCGTTTTATCGTGTCTACAGTCTGGTCAACTATCTTAGTTCCGTCCCCCTGTGTAATTACTGGCCCATCTAACCCTTCATCTATCTGTTGGACAGACGTACTAAGCACATGCACTTTCTGGCGTATCTTTTCTATACCTGTAACCATAAAGCTATCGTACTTGCTAGTGTCTATAGTCCACCTAAGTTTCCTTTCTATGTCATCCACTTCACACCCAACGACTAACAACCGTTGTTTTATTTTCTCATTAGTCGCCTTGCGGGTTAGTTTTATATTTACAAGGTAAAGCATTCCTACTGTACTTGTTTCCATTTTCATCATTCCCGTTTGTATTTATTTTTTCTTTTTTTCTCGTTTACTAGTTTCAGAAACCAACCGTCCTTTAGAATCTCTTTTGAAAGATCGGTTGCGTGATTTACTTTCTATCTTAGTTCCGTCGGAGTTCTTGCCTCCTTTACTTAGTGCTTTCTTATGGCTTATATCCTTACCCTCTCGTTTGTCGGCTTTGCCATTCTTGTTTTTGTCTACACCTTCTTTGTCTACTTTACGACGGGCACGTTGTCTTTCCATACGGTCAGCATGTTCGCCACGTTCTTTCTGTTGTTGGTACTCTTTCTTGTAAGGACGCTTCTTCTTTGTATACGGCATTACCTTCTCCCGTTATGAGGACATTCGAGGATAATGCAATGGGCCTTGCACAATCCAGTAGGTCTAGGGTTCCACACATTAGTTATGAAAGTCTTTTCCAAAGTCCCATACTTTGTTAACCACTTCTTCCACAACTCCGATACATCTTTTCTTTCATAAGTTTGTTTAACTAACTTGTTACATACAACAAATAATAGTCCCGCCTTTACTGTATGTACTTCTGGAAAATGTTTGAATACACACAACGTCATAAGCTCCAACTGCCCTACGTCAGCGTACTTAGCAGACTTACCTGTCTTGTAGTCGAATACCTTAGCTGTTCCTTTTTCTTTATCCAAGATAATTAGATCAGCTACACCTCTGTACCAGACATCAGCCCCAAAAAATTCACAAGGCTCTAAGTTAGCGGTGATACCCATTTTGTATTCGCATAACTTTTCCCCCGGCATCGCCAATAGTTTATCGAGCATATTTTTTGAGTAATCGAACCGAGGGTCTAACTTATCAACTACACCACCCACGTAGTCTTCTGCTGCTTTGTGATACTCATTACCGTACCGCATTGCCTCAGTGTTAAAATTTTCTTCGTAATCCTTTGCTACCTTCAGGTGATAATATTTTTTCGGGCATTGCTCAAAAGTTTTTAGACTACTGAAAGACCATGTTGTTTTCTTGTCCATTCAATACATTCTCCGTAGTTATTCCCGATCTCCACGTCCCCACAGACAGGTAGGCCAGAAGCCCATTTAGGGACAAAAGCCATACAGGAAGCAATGTAATTACAAGCTTCAGTAACTTGTTCGTCAGGGACACAGCATACTACAGAATCATGTACTGTTAACAAAACTCTGTACTTCTTTTGTATTTCCAGCATTTGTTCTGCCATTACACAACGTGCTATGGCTTGGCATACATTTTCAATAACTTTGCCGCCGTATATTTTTATGTATCCCATACGCGTCTTGTAAGAATACTGCGCTCTGCCGTCCTCGTCTAGCTCCATTTTTAGTTTGGCGTAATACATATTAAGCCCGGACGGTAGCTGGATAGCGTTTTCTTTTGGTAAAAGTTTTAGGACACCCTTCTTACCTAACGTTAGGGTGGCGTTGCCGTGTAAGCATCCCAGTGCAGTATTAGCAGTTCGCCACAATTTAGTGATCTTGCTGTTAGCACTACGGTACACCCCCACAATCCGGCGACATTCTTTCTCGTCAACTTCTACACCAAACGTTTTTAGTTGTTCACGAAACCGCACGGCACCCATGCCGTACCCAGCACCAAGTATTGTGGTCTTGCCTATGAAGCGTTGTTCTGGCGTGACTTTTTCTACTTTAGTTTTGTATATACTCGCGGCCATTATCTTGTATACATCCTCACCACGCTCGAACGCTTGAACTAGGTCGTTCTGTTCTGCCAACCATGCAAGCACGCGTGCCTCTATCTGAGCAGAATCGGCTTGGATTAGGGTATGCCCTTCAGGAACGCGAATACATGATTTTAATACCTTTGCATTTGGCCCCCGTGACGGTAGGTTTTGTAGGTTTACCTTGTCAGAACCGCCCCAGCGTCCGGTGTGCGCTGCGTAGTATTTGATAGGAACTGGCATCTGTTTTCCACGGGTAGCTATATCCAAGAAACGTTCCGTTCTTGTTTCTTCTAACGTACTCTTCAAACCTAATCTTGCACCAACTAGTGTCTGTACTTTTATGTCCTCGTGTTCTTGTAGTGCCTTAAATCCTTCGTCTGTTTTGGCAAAGGCGTAAGTTTCTTTGCCTGTACGTGCGCTGGTTTTTGTTGGTGGTTCTACCCCAGCGTTACGTAATAACTCTGCAAACTTGTTGTTAGACATAAGGTTCTGTAACTCAACGCCACTCTCTAAAAGAAGTTTCTCTTTTTGTTCTTTAAGGCTTTCGAGATGGCTGTCTAGTTTAGTTACGTCCAGTTCAAGCTTAGGTTCGATAAACATACGTAGGGTCATGTCTATTACCTTTAGTTCGATTATGGGAAACTTACGCTTCTTCATAAAAATGTCGAACAGTTTGTAAGTCAAGTCCACATCATTTATGCAATAGTCCCCATACTCAGCTAGTTCTTCCTCGGTAAAATCTCCCCTTCGTTTACCTTCTGCTTTGAGTACTTCGTCTCCCTTCTGACCAATGCCATACATATCAGACAATGCTTTAAGAGACCCCCCAGCATCCACCCCATGAATAGCACGCCCCATGCTAAGAGTATCAAAATAAACCCTGCCCCTAATGCCAAACAACCAATTAAGAATAGCCCCATCAAACAAAGTATTGTGAGCCAATATCGCAGAGTTAGTCCAATCGTACTGATTCTGTAAATAAGTTTTGAGATCATCGAACCCTCCGCTCAACCATTCAGTGTCCCCGTCATTAACTTTTACAGCAACACCTATAACTTCAAAGTCAGGACTACGTACGTACTGCTCAGTCGTTAACTTCTTAAAGCCAAAGGTTTTGCTGTAGTAAGTTTCAAAGTCTACGGTTATTATGTCCACTACAACTTACCTTCCTTTACTAGTGCTAAACGATTAGCTTCTTGTGCAGCAGCTATGTCTTTTTTATTTTGCCCAGTGTACGGAACCGCCAATCTTTCTTTGATAAGGAGTTTCGTAATAGCTCCTTT